GCCTAACATGGCAAATATGGCTAATATGGCTAATATGGCGAATGCCCCATTAAATCCAACTCAGGAGAGATTAAGAAAAAAACTAGAGAAAAGAAATCAAAATAAAAATGAATAATAATATATATGAGTGATACATTTTGGTTTGATGACTTTAAAATATTATTAGATAAAGAACTTATTAGAGAATATTTTCCAACTAAGGAGATGAGTATAGAAAAAAAATTAAATTCGTTAGTTAGATTTTCGTTATATCTATCGTTTTTATTATCTCTACTAACAAATAATATTAACTATATTTTTATACTAATAGTAACTCTATTTTTGACATATTTAATTTATATATTTAGAAAGACGGATGAAACTAATTAAGTTAATTATAAAAAAATTTATATTTCTATAGTATATGGATAGACAAACATTAAGAATTAATGAATTAACATCTTTACAACAGGATGACAATTTTAAAAAATATGATACTGTTCAGGCACTTAGTGGTGGGGAATATATGTTAAAGGATTTTACAGAAGTACATCCTAATAATACTAAAATAGCAACAAATCAGCCTTTTCTTAATTTTGATGATGGATTTGGAGTTAATGCTGAACTAATTGATGAAGAAAAGCGTGAAGGTAAAGTAAATAATTTTAGAGGTGATGCGAACCAATTATTTCCAAGACCGTATCTTACAATTCCATATACTGGAAAAGGTAATTATCATGTAGATATTGATAGTGAGATTAGGTCAGCTAATATTGCAGGTGATGACAGGGCTTGTAATTCACTATCTGGGGTTTCTATTGAACATCAATATACTCCACTTGTTCCTAATCTTAAAGAAACTATACAAAATCCTAAAAATTTAATCCCAGAAGATTCTGTTCCGGATTGGTTTAGAGGAGGTGTAGACACAACCCAAATAAGAAAAGATGTAGATTTTTTTGAAAGATGTCTTGATGACCAGAAGGTTAGAGATATACTAACAAAGAAGAAGACATATTTGACTACAGAACCAGTTCTTAGAACCGACAACTAATTTTTTATTTTATTTCTTTTATTTTTCTGTTAAAAAAAAATATTTTTTAATGGTATATGAGTAGCAACAGATTAATGTACGATACTTGTGCAGAACAGACTAGAATAAATCAGAGTGCAGGAACAGCTGGTTATCTTTTAGATAGTGATAAATATGAAAATATTAATAAATGTAGAAATGGGTTCGGTCTTATCGGTGGTTCTAATGTGAGTCATATTTCTGGTAATATTGTAGATTTAGAATCAGATTTATATGGTATTACGAGAAAAGCTTCTATGTGTCCTGATGAAAAATTTTTTTCTAAATGCGCTTTAGAAGATATTAATAATTGCCAACCGAATGATATTGTAATTAGAGGAAATGAGTCAACAGAAGAAAGGGTTATTTCAACAGATTTATTACATTTACCAACTTGTAATATAGTGGACTATCCGCCAGTTGTTCTTCCTAAAAAAATTAAAATAAATAAAATAATTAAATAATTTATTAAAATAATATCTATATATATATATGAGTTTTACTAATTTAAATTACGATAACGCTGCTTATGACCAGTCATTAAAGGAATCGCTAGGTAGTTTAAAATATCAGTTAAATACCCCACAACATTCACAATGTTTTGTCGAAGACCCTAATATTGCTATGCAAAAATCGGGTGTTAGTGTAGATGTAACTAACCCAATGATAGATGTTGATTCAGAACTACTAGGTTTAACAAGAAAACATAGTAATGATCCACACAAACAATATCTACCAAAAATGGATAAAGATGGAAATGTTTGTTTAGAAACAAAAAAAATGAATTATAATCCTTGTAAAAATGTTAAAACCGAACACACCAGATTAAGTAACCCTAGTTTTAATCTTAGAGGTACTGGATGGAACAGATGGGAATGGTTATGCCAGAACCCACAGGATAAATTGGAATTAGAATTTTCTATGAACACAGATACTAAAAATTTGGCTAAAGATTCTCATAGACCAATTATTCCATCGCCTTTAGGTTCGAGTAATTCTTTACCTAAAGAAAATAGTGAAAGTAAAAATGAAGAAGTATATGTTTTTGATGAAGTCCCAACAAATCCAGTTAGTGTTAGTTGGGAAAGACCAGTAAACCAGCCATTAGATTATGATGGATGGCAGCCAAAGAATGTTCTTAGTAACGAGGCACAAGTTCCTACTGGTCCTGTCAGCACTCAGTGGCAGACACATAACACATTAGATAATTATTAACGAGCGAAAGCAATTTCACCCGTACCCTTTTCAATTCTTAGAATATTATAAGATACAGCATAAACCTTGACTTCGGAAACCACGGCCTGGGCCTCTTCAGTTAATGTAATTATAATTTCTGCATCAGATATTCTTGAGAAATTACATGTCCCTGAAGGTTGATGATCTTCTGGGTCTATAGCAAAAGAATAAACATTTATTCCACTACATGGAACATTAGTATGGTGTTGATATGGTTGTATAACATTAAAATAGAAACCTTCCCTCTCATCGAATCTTCTTACACCGTTAAGGAACAATGAAGCATTTTTAGTTGGATTATCACCATTATAAGTAATTCTTTGAGCATTATTATTTCCAGGTCTATTCCATAATCCATTTTCATCGGGAACATGGATAGATGTATTATCATCTATTGGTGTAGGCTGATTGAACATATGAGCCATACTAAAATTTTTATATAAACTACTTTCTGCCTCAGTAGTTTCTGTTCTTGTAGAATTAAAATATTGTGATATAAAATCAAATCCGGTTGAAGCACATTGAGCAATTCCTAATGCAGCTAAATCAGCTAATTGAGTATTCTGTCCATCCCAGCTAGTAGAGGCAGAGGCCGTTAATTGATTGTCTAAAAAGTCAGGAGTATGTTGGGTTTTATTTAGGTTCGATGAAGATTTATATGATAACTTAGCCGCAGGTAAACGTGTAAAGAAATTTTCATTCGTTCTACCACCCACCATACCACAACCACCCTTTGGACTAGGAACACCTGTATACCCAGTAAAATCAAATTTATCTGTATAATTATATCTTTGTATACCGCCTCTTGATTGGCAGAACCTTTTATCTACAAGATTAACCGGTCGAATTCTCCATATTAATTCTTTAACGGGATTAAAAAAATTTAGGTCAACTGTATGGGTTTGACTGTTAACTGATGTGAATGAAGTACCACGTGTCTGAATTTTTTCTATAAGATATTCGTGTCTGTTATTTGCGAATCTTTTTTTTTCATCATTATCAAGATAGATATAATCTGCATATATATATGCGTTCCTTAAAGATGGTTTATTATTTGATTGGAAAATATTAGCGGAGGTAGTATAACGAACTGTATTTATTCTAGATCCACCCCCAGCTAATAACTCTCCATCACCAGAAACGAGTTGTTCAGATGCCCATATTAATTCTTCTAATTCTTCAAATTCTATATCTACCATTACTTCAGCTTTTTCTAATGCTATTAATGGTAAAGCTTGTCCAGGATTTTTACAGAACCAAAATTGTAAAGGTATATACAAGTTTCTTGCATCTGTCAGTTTAAAATTATTTACGTCAGCGCCCTCTGGCGCAGCGCCCTCATTAATCATACCACGAACACTATGAATCTGTGTTAATTCAGGGACATTTCCTACCATTTCAGCATAGGCATGTTTTTTTCCTTCCTTTTGTGATAATTCATTCCAAATATGAAGCCATTCTCCATCTTGTTCATCAATAATAGTCTGTCCTAGAGAAATAGACGAGTTTTTAATAATAGAATGACCTAACCAATTTAACCATCGGAAAGCCTTATATGATTTTGCTGAAACATCGACATTTATTTCTGGTATTTCAACATATAAATAAAGTTTATGTAAAAGGTCAGGTCCTTTAGGGATTCTACAGTTAACTGGATCACCGAAATCAGGCTTAGATGTAAAATTTAATTTTCTAGATTCTATAGCAAAATTAGTATGCCTCCTATAAACACTTTTGAAAAATGTAATCTGAGGATTTCCTGTTAGATAATTATTTTCTGTAGCTTCCGCTATTAATTGTAATGAAGCTCCACCCATAATACTATTTATAAATATTATTTCTTAAGTTATAATTTAAAGAAGTTATTTAAAAGACATTATATTAAATTTATAATTATGTCATTTAAAAACAAAAATAATAAAAGAATACAATACGATACAAAGGTAACGTTAGAATCAAAACATAATTCCTTTGTAAATAATTTTATAAAAAAAGAAGATATTTTAAAAATGGAAGCGGAAAGAAAGGAATTAGAATTGCAACTTAAAACAGCTAATAATATTGAAGATGAACTAAAAATTAAGGATAGAATTATTTTGTTGAAAGAAGATATATGTAACTATAAAAATAATAATAATAATAGTAATGAAATCGAATATTTTTTAGACAATGGGAATCTAATATTTCAATATTATAATAGCAATACATCGGCACCTATACAAAAACAATCGAATTTAAAGGGAACATCTCCTAATATTATGTCTTTCTTTAATGAACCAAAGTCTAATACTAAAAAAACAGATGAAAACGAATCTAATAATAATAGAAAGCATTTATTTAATAGTTATTTGCTCAATACTAAGGAAAATTATCAAATTGATTTTGATGAATTTAAACATAATGTAGAATTGTGTAATAAATGTCAAATAAATAAAATAGTGTACATGTCAGAAGGGAAACAAATATGTCCTCAATGTGGAGAAGAATCATTTATTTTAATAGAATCGGATAAACCATCCTATAAAGATCCTCCTAGAGAAATTACTTATTTTTCCTATAAACGTATTAATCACTTTAATGAATGGCTGGAACAATTCCAAGCTAAAGAAACGACAGATATCCCTAAGGATATTTATGAAAAAATATTATTAGAAATAAAAAAGGAAAGACTTGATATTAATCTATTAAAACCAGGAAAGTTAAGATATATTCTTAAAAAGATTGGAAAAAATAAGTATTATGAACATATACCTCATATTTTAAATAAACTAAATGGGAAGACTCCTCCGGTTATGTCTGTTGAAACAGAGGAAGAACTTAGACGCATGTTTAAAGAAATTCAGATTCCATTCCATAAATTCTGTCCTAAAAATAGGAAGAATTTTTTGTCTTATTCGTATGTATTGCACAAATTCGTTGAATTATTAGGTTTACATGAATTTGAGAAAAGTTTTCTATTACTAAAAAGTAGAGAGAAATTACACCAACAAGATATTATTTGGAAAGATATATGTAATTATCTAAAGTGGGAATATATTTCAAGTATTTAATTATTTTTATCATTAATATTTATCGATGGGAACAAAATATCTATTATACTAAACATTATAATATTTACCGTAATAATTTTAATTTTATTAGATTGTGAAATATCTAGCGTATTAAGTAAAAGATAGTTTATTAGGAAAAGAAATGAAATTTTTAAAACCTTTCTAATTAGCTCTCTTGGATTAACAAGTTTAAAAGTCATTAATATTAATAAATATATTTTTTTCAATTTCTATTTAAACAAATAATTCTTTAGAATACTATTATGTCAGACGATAATGAAACATTTCTTGAAGGCGATAACAACATTCCCGGACAAAACTTTGTGTGTCTCTCTTTCCTCTCACCTGAAGAGGTCATGAAGAGCAAAGAGGTTTACATGTTCCACCGTTATATGACACAACGGTTTGGTGAACTCGAGCAGTCGATTGATAAAATTACTAAAAACGCAGGCGATGAGCTTAAGACTAAAATTAACAAGGAACTAAAGGAGAAACTCCGACTTGAACTTCAGTACACGTATGACCAGTTCAAGGGTCGTTTCGAGGATTTTACCTACAAATTCCATGATGAACTTGAGAAGGAGTTCAGCGAAAAGAATGAATACCGAACGAGTGTTCGTGGCGTGAAGATCCGTGGTGTCTATGAGACACAAAAGGAGGCTGAGATTAAGGCTAAACAACTACAGAAGCGCGATCGCACATTCCACGTGTTTGTTGGTTCTGTGGGTCAGTGGCTTCCTTGGGATCCATGTGCAGACCGTGTCCAGAGTGAGGAGTATCTTGAGGATGAGCTCAACAACCTAATGAAGGAGTACAAAAAGAACGAGGTGAACAAGGATATGTTCTATGAGGACCAGAAGCGTGAGCGCAAGGAGGATGCTATGAAGGAGCGTATTCAGGCAGAAAAGGAGATGACTAAGCAGGAGGAGGAGAACAAGAAGAACATGGCTACTATTGAGGAACACATTGAGAGCAATGACCCGTGGATGGAGCGCAAAAACCAGGAGGCAGTTGAATCCACTGAAGGTGGTGAAGGTGATGATGCCGATGGTTCTAAGTAAGCTATAAAATATATGTATACCACAATATAAAATATAGTATGAATTTATATGAGAAGTTTAGCTTCGCTTTTATTTTTAATAATTATTATGTTACCTATTTTTATTTTTTATAATAAAAAATTAGATAACATTAAACCTTATAAACGGATTAAATACAGACCAATTGATACTGATATAATAGATATGCAATTTGATACTTATAAAATTAAAAATGAAAGTATAAAAAATATACGTAAATATGAAACTAGTCGTGAACAACGAGACCGTATTGCTTTAGAACGCAGACTCACTAACAATAATAGTAATAGTTCAATAGTTGAACCCAATTCTAACATTGTAGTGGGTTAGAATATTGATTATAACTATTCAATGTGATTTAATCTATATAAATTTATATCTATAATATAATATGAAATCATTAACACTTGTTTTATTGACATTATCTATAGTCTGTATTGTAATAGGATATATGGAACTTAAAATAGAATCTAAGAGACAAAAGAATAATTTTGATATAGAATATAGATTTGTTCCAAGAGAGATATATGATTCACAATTTAATCAACTAGATCTTGAAAATACCTTTAGTGATATATTTGAAAGTAAACTATTAATCTAAAATGTAGTTTTTTTAACATTTACAGTTGGACCACCTTTCCTTTTTTT